TAAATGGAATTTTTTGATATGAAGTTAAATATATTGATGATAAATCTTGGGATATATTTTCTACAATCGGAATCCAACCTCTATCACTTACTTTGGTTGGTTGTCCGTTTCGCAATATTGTAATTGGATCTCCATTATTTCCAGCAGATGACCAATTATTGTTTATTTCGCTTTTTGATTTTGCAGTACTACCAAAACGTAAACTTTGACCATGTCTTCCTTCAAGTAATGAATCACCCATATAAGGCATTAATGGATGAATATCAGTTTTTTCAACAAATGTGTTTTGGGAAGGGTTAACAGGGCTATTTAATTCTACTTCAGTAGACCCATCAGTTACTCGTCTTACAACACCTCTTTCTGTGGATTGATAATCTTGTGATTGTTGAGGGTTGTTTGAACTTACAAGATTTGGATAAGCATCGTGATGGGGATGGTTCCAAACTCCTAATGGTTTTAAATAGAAATATGATTGATTGGCTGTATTAGTTCCCATTTGTTGGTTAGGTAATGAGAATAATAATACAATTTCATTAACTAATGGGTATGTTTTTAATTGGGAATCATAAGGTAAAGCAAAAGATGTTTCTGTAGTTGTACCTGATTGGTTAACAAATTGATAATATATAGCACCAATACCATTCCATTCTCCTACATCTGGGAATCTGGGGTGATTTTCATCTAAGACAATATCTGTTACCCTAGCGGCAACCATTTGCCCTTTTAGAGTACTTATTTGATCTAAAGCGGCTCCTGTATTACCACCAGGAGTAGTACCTTTAGTAGATCCTGCTATACCTGTTTTAAGTAAACCCATTAATCCTTAGGGTTGAATTTTTTAACCTCCGATAACAATTGTGCTTTTTCTTCTTCAGTCATTCCAAATCCTTCATCTTCTGATTTACCTGTAGCTAGGGCACGTTGAATAATGGTAGCCATTTTGATTAGCTGCTCATCATTTTTGATACCTAGTTCCATATATTCCTTGATTAAAGGAACAATCAAAGTAGCATCACCGATGTCATTGATAAGTGGTTTTAATTCACCTATCAAAGCGGTAATTTGCGTCTCCTTTTTCTTTTGGTTTTCGTAGATTTCCTTGAGAATGTCCGAGAATTTTTTCTTACCAAATACGTTTGATTCTAAATTACTCATATGTATTGTTTTTTATAAATATAAACAACTACTAGAGTTGGAAACTCATGTATCCTTCTTCCAAATAAAACAAGTAGTTTTTCTTAAATACATCATATAACACACCCGCTATTTTAGTAATTTTAGGAGTTTTAGCATCTGGGATCATTTCGTGTATATAAATGTAGAGGGCTTTTTTATTGAATACGTCTATACTATCTCGTTTTCTGAATAACTCTAAAACCGCATCCGCAATTTTCGCGTCATATTCTTTAGGGAAGATTTCGTATAAGTTAAAGCTGACGAATTCAACATATTCGTCCATAAAATGAGATAATCTATCATCTGAATTATTTGGTTCCATTGTGTAGGTGTGAGTTGAATCATCTTTGGATAACTCATCTACTGGAACTTTTGCAATTTTACTTTTGTAATTTTTCTCATTATATAGAATACACCATCGTTTTACTATGGTACCAAAGTAAGAGTATGCTTTAGCTCCATTCTGGGGGTTGAATAGGTGAATTTTGGATAAGAGAAATACGATAATCTCATGTTGTAAATGTTCTAAATTTTCTACTTCAGTATGGTAGAACTTGAACGTATGGATTATATTTTGGGTTAATTTAAAAAAAGCGTAATGAATACGCTCTTCATATATTTTGCTTCGCAGTTCCGGGTCAGCAGTATTATTATACAATACTATCGCGTCTTCAGTATCTTGTGTGAAGTAATTTTTACTACCCGGTTTTTTAGGCATTTTAACTGAACTTTCTAAGATTAAACTCATTTAGGATTTCTTGAATTTTTACAATGGATTGAAATATAACCCCAACCTCATCGTCTTTTTCAAACACACCTCCACGATCTAATTCTTTAAGTTTTTTGTCTGAAATTTCAATTGTACGAGACAAACGGTCTAAATAAACTAAATACCCGGCTAAAACATCTTCTTGTTTTTCCACTTTTCTCATCAGGTTAAAAGTCGTGAACCCTAGGATCACAACTAATACTGATAGAATACAAATTACTACTGTTGTTATCATAAGCTATCTAACATATTTTTTAAACTATCACTTTTAAATGTACCAAGTGCTTTAGTTTTGGTTGATGTCTTTTTAGACATGTTGGGTTTATTCCCCAATGTAAAATTCCCTTTTCCGGCATCCACGGACTTCTTGTCCTCTTTTAACTTAGGTAACCATTCACGTTCAAATTCGATACGTGCTGCCATCAAATCGGCCTGGTGTAAGATAAAAGGTAATGAAGTTCTTGGTTTTTGTTCTGGCATATAGGACATAAGATATTTCTCATTTGCCTTATCATATAAACCATCATGTGTCTGGATAGCAATCATTTCATTAAATGTATACTGGATACCATGAGATTGTAACATAAATAATCCTCTATCTGGAACAGATGAAAATGGAACTTTAGTATTAAACATATAATCCTCACCTAATTTTTCACGTCTCCAATTATCGGTCTGGGGGATGTATGATTCTTGTTCTTCATCTCCCATTTTACCTAGATCATGATTCAGGGCTGAGAATATTAATTCTTCAGTTGTAAATGTAGTCATATCACATCCTTCAGAATTCCATAATTCAGCTTGCTTAATAGCACATCGAATAACGCGTAAAACATGTTCTACATATCCTCCGGGGAAAGCATTATGGTATTCTTTTTTATGCGCAGCAGGCATTAACATCAAACGATCAGCATATTGCTCATAAAATTCTAGAAGTTTTTCTTTACGTGGAGATGAAATGTTGGTTTCAATAACACACATTAATTCATTCCAATTGTCTTGGATTTGTTCGGCGGTAAGATTCATAACTTTTATTTATTTAATTAATTTTCACGTTCAACAATAGCTTGAGTGTCCTCTTTAATTTCGAGTGCTTCTTGTAAAATTTGACGAGCAGCATCTACATTTCTTTCGTTTAGAGCACTTCTCAAACGTTTTAATTTTCCTTCTAAAGACTCCAAGCGTCTCAATACTAATTCTTTATTTTTCATTTTATTTTATTTACTTATTTTTCTTATAACCTTTATTACTTCAATAATTTTAATATCAAAATATAATTAAAGATAATAACCTTCTTTTAGGCGGGCAAGTTCTTTTGAACAAAGTCTTGAATTTTCTTTAGATGAGCACATTTCTCATATTCTTCTGTACCTTCGAAATATGAGATACTCAACTGGATAGATACTAAAAATTCTTCATTCGCATATTGTTTTAGAGCATCCTTCCAAGGTTTTTTTCTAATTTGGACTTGTTCAATCCAAAACCAAGCCCTAGTGAACATCATATATTCACCTGCTTGATCTATCCCCTTTACATCCAGGGAAGGATCAGCTTTAGAGAAAAATTTGGTAACCTGTTTAGAGAATAAATGACCATTCATGATTAACTTATGGAACATCCCTAACTTGAAATGAGGAGATTCTTTATAATCTTCTAATTCAGATTCAAGTTTAATACGTTCAGAATCATTTTCATCCGGAAATCCAAAAAGTGCAAATACATTTTTAATTGCCATATAAAATCGTTGATTTCGCGTATAAATATTAAAGATATTTACCTCCTATAGTCTCAATTGCGCTTTTTGCTTCATCCAATGTTACACGAAAAAATTCACGGTCTGGAGATACACGTTGTTTTTTGAAATATTTGTGAGTTTCTTTTTCGATACGTTCCCCTTTATAACACTTGTAAGCCCATTCTACTTCAAAACCTTCAGGCACTCCTGTACCTCTAGAAATTTGATGTGCTCGAGTAAAGGGATCATTTGCTGTATATCCTATTTTTACCATATTTGGAATAGAAGGATTTGATAAAACATAAACCCATTCATCCCCTTCACGCCCAGCAAATAAACCACGTTTCTTCCCAGTATAATATGTTATTATATCCCAACCATCTTGTGTTTCAGTTACTGTAAAATATGTTGGGGGATTACCTGAATAGTCTTCTGAACAAGGGATAAATTGTTTAGCTTGTTCAAATGTAAGGCGTTCCATTAGAATCGAGCTTTAGCACCTGAACCCTTATACCAAGGTAAACCTTCACGTCCTTTAAGAGCCTCTTTCCATTCAGTTTGGGTCATTTTAATACCATTGATATAGTATTCACGTTTACGATTATCACCTTGTGGAATTAAAGCGGGGCCTTCCCAATTGTGTAATTTACCATCAAAGGTATACATTACAGTTCCGTCTGAGGTGGTGATTTTTTTACTTGGTTTGAATGTTTGATTTTCCATAACTTTTATTTTTCTTGTTTTTCTAGATTAGACAATACAATCTTCAAAAATACTTGTTCAGTTTCAAGAACTCCACCATCTTTGAATGCTTTTACAATCAACAAAATTCCTCCTATAATAGCCAAGATAAGTAGCAAGTTAACTGAGAGAATTCCTGTGAATGGGAGAATGATTAAACCCAAGGCAATTAAACCAATTGCAATAACAGCAATCTCTAGTTTACGAGTTTGAGATTTAATTTCTTTAAGACGAGCAATTGCTTGTTCTTTTGTTTGAATGTTTTCGATGTTTTTAATTGACTCTAGCATAACCTTTATTTTTATTTATTTATACCGTTAGTATACGAATAAAGGATTAATAGTCCAAGGATCTCTTAATTAAACTTGACCTCCATCAGTAATAGTCCAGTTATTAGGAGCATTATCTAAAGTAGCTCTTCCAGAAGCACCCGCAGCTGTATAATTAGCTGTTCCAAAAGTAATAGTTAAATTAGGTTGAACAGTTAAAAGTGACCAACCATTATAAATTGCATTTAAATTAGTTGTAGAGAATGTTGAAGATGTTTTACCCAACATAAAATCTGTAAAATTTGATACACTTGAAACATTCCATCCTCCAATATTTTGATTAAATGCTGGTGCATTACCAAACATACCACTCATATTAGTAGCACTTGAAACAACCCAATTATTTAGAGGTTGATTAAATATAGATGCACTTAAAAACATTTGTTGGAAATTTTGGACACCTGATACATTCCATCCATTTAATGGTCCATTAAAATTGGTTGTATTTTGGAACATATTATTTAAAGCTATACCACTAATAGTAGGAACAGAAGTAGCACTTGAAACTAAATTATTACATCCTCTAAAAGCCCCAGCAACATTAAAATCCCAAACACTCCAATCATAAACTTCTATTAATTTATTTCTATCACCACTACCTCCAAATGCCCAACCTCTAAGTAATCCAGATGTTATGGTAATATCATATGTTCCTGGAGATGGGTAAGTGTGGGTTACTGCTGCTTGGTTATAAGCAGTAATAGTATCTGTTGTATTGTCACCCCAATCAATTATAAAATTAATTGTACCATTATTAGTTAAAGGTAATTTAAATATATTATTTGCTGTTGAACCAACAGTTGTCTGAGTAGTATCAATTCGGAAAGAAGCTGCTGTAGGAGGAGGAGTAGCTCCATCTGATAAGCCTAAATGAACATCCCCTGTTCCTCTTAAATAAAGAGTATACCCGTTAACATTAGTATTAGGTGTAAAAACAAAAGAGCTAAATCCCGGATTAGGAACAAACCCTGCAATATAACTAGAACTAACAGTAGTGATTATATTAGTGAAAGAAGAAAAAGTCCCCGAAAGATTTTGTGGTGAAGTACTGTCATAAAATCCTTGATAATTACGAACAGTTTCCATGGTAAAATACCCTTGAAAACTACTTGTAATCCCAAAAGTATAAGAACTCCCACTAGTTAAATTAATAGAAGCAGTTCCCTCTCCTCTATTACCCCATAATGCTTCAGCACTGTAATTTATTGTAGGCATTAGTTATTTTCTTATAAATATATCAGCTCCGCTAAATATTCCACAAGCAACAATTACAAAATAACCAAACAAAAATAAAAACGGTATTTTCAGTATTTTTAGTATCATGGTTATAAATATGGTGAGCCTGCCTACTGCTTACTTACCATACCCACTCTCCAAAGATACGTATATACTATAATAATACTTTCTTTTCATGTTTAACCACCACCTCCGGGTGAATCCAAACATCAATTCCTTGTTCTTTAACCAAATGACAGAATGCAACATCCTCCATTGTAAAATCAATAGCATCACCAATGTTTTTCCATAATGGGCGAAACCAAGGATACTTTAATTTTTCAAAAATACCTTTTTTAATTAACATAAAACCAAAACCAGTATAATCTACTTTAAATGGTTGTTTATGTTGTTTAAGTTTAGAGGGAGTTAAAAACTCAAAATGACCATTCTTAGCAAAAAACTCTTCATCCCAATCTTTAACCGTAGCATAATGGATATTATCAGACATCATATATAACCCAGAGGCAATATCTTTTTGCATATTATATAACTTGATAAAATCATCAACCTCAAATACATTATCACTATCGATCCAAAGCATATAATCATAATCAACTTTACCTTGCCATGGCTTCTGATCTTCACCTGCTGATGCATCTCCTCCAAGGCACATGTTACGGACATAGTAGATATTACAAGATTCTCTTCTTGCGATTAGGGGAGTGATCTTATTTTGGAGGCACCAGTTATAGAAGTTTAAAAAACCATCCATCCATTTTCCGGAAAAACTATTTCCGGGTAAGCATATTACTAATTTCATCTTATTTTAATTTTGAGTTAAATAAATCTTTGGCCGCACCAATATTGCCGTTTTCCTGCCATATGTTGTCGATAATAAAATCGGCCTCATCTAGGGTACATACATTCTCAATTACGTGAATATAGGTGTCTAAATCAACGCCTAATTCCGTGGCTATGGCTTCATCCATAAAATCATAGAGTCCCATCATGTTATTCTTTTTAAAACATAGAATCCACCACTGGAAACATCATAGCCAAATTGGAGATTATGTTCTTGGAGAAAATTCATGACCATAGCACGTTCGTCTTCAGTTAAGGTTTTACAGTCGTATTTTTGAATGTCGGTTAAAAAGTCAATTGAGTCCCTTTTACCCGCACGGTAACCTCGTTCAAAAGATCCATTGCGCATGCTTTTTAGGTCATCATTATGGATGAGTTGGTAGGGAAATATTCTAGGGAAATTTTTCATTTTATTTCGATTCCAAATGTTGGTTTAAAAGTAAAGTCTACCCAAACTTTACATACAATTAAATTCAATCCAATCATATAATTGTTTACAAGATTAAATTGGTTAAATGTTTCTCTTACTACCTCATCCGGTAACCATTGGTTTTTAGGGAGTCTTACTTTACCAACTACTTCATACTTTTTAACCCAAATACCTAATTGCCAATTCTTTTTGATGTCGTTGGCTGTGTAGTTTGATATCATAGAATCGGAATCTTTTTCCCAACGATGTCTTAGAACAAATGATGCTCTGAAACTACCTATTTTAGTTCGTTTTATCATCTTGTTTAGTTTGTTTTAGTGATTGAATAAATTCATTCTCCATTTCTTTGGTTTGACCTCCTTTTAGATATGAATCTTCTTCTCCTTGTTGATAAGCCTTTCTAACATCTTCCTCACTATAGCCTTTCTGCTCCTTCTCCATTTCTTTGGCTTTTTTATAAGCATCTAGTAATAGCAAATCTGTCATTCCTTCCGTTTTTAATGGTCCTAGAATTTCACTAATTTCTTTTACTATAAATTCTACTGCTGTCATCTTATTCTTCTGTTTCATAAGGTTCAAAACTAGGGAAATCTGAGAATGATAGTCCGTATTGTAAACTAAACCATTGCATTTCCATTTCTGCTGCTTTAGCTCTTGTACGTAAGTTTTTTTGAAGGTATTTTTTACCCCATGCTTGCCATTCCTCATTTTGGGCCATGGTCATAGTATATTGTTGAAACCAATTATCTTGACGCGTTTTAACGTCTTCAAATGTAACGTCATGGCCTGCTATGATAAACATCTGGTTGATTAGATCTTCAACGGCTTTTTCTTTCTTTTGTTCTCGTGTTAGTCTCATAACTTATTTATTTTCTTATAATATACGGATATACTTTGTCGATGCCAAAGATTTTTGTAAGAGAAGAGATTTGATTTTTATGGGGGTGTATTCCCTTGTTTGATTTGGGAGTATATAGTTATATAATGGGTCGATGGGTAAAGTTTTAGAAGAGCCTTCTTTTACTCTAAGTAACGGAAATCGCCATACCGCGCATATATTGACCCCAACGCGCGTGGTACCCTATACGTAATAATATACGCATACGATATATATACCGCCGTACGCCATAGAGACCCCTTACCACTTATTGACCTTGACCTTTGAGCCCACTAAGACCCCGTTCTCAAAGTAGTAGAACTCCAATCGACCATCTACTCCCATAATTGTGATCGCAGCATCATCTAGGTTACCATCAATGTTTTCAATGCGTGTCTTATTGGCTTGTATAAATTGTGTCGTGCTCATATAAATTAATTAACTATTAAGTTACTTACGGACCCCAAAAGCCCGGGATATGAGACCGGGCTGATTGGGTATTGTATAATTAAAAAGATACTTATTCGAAATCCATATATGCTACCTCATCATGGAGGTCCTGGAGCCATTGTCTATCATCCATCTCCTCCTTGTATGTCTTGGGCTTAACCAATACGAAGTCGACCATGGTACCCTCAAACATAACATCGTATTCATACCAGACCTTTCTCGCCTCCTCAAAGGTGTCTAACACATCAGATGGTTCTACTTCTAGGGTATAGGTCTTGATCACATTAAACTTGGTTACTAGACCCAACTTGCGCTCCAAAACCTCTCTTACAATCACATTTACTTTCATGTCTTATCTTATTTATACCTCAATATACGAACTGGGTCTGGTGATCTGGCTTCCGACCCCGAAACCCGGTCTAGCCGGGTCTCAAGGTCGTATAATTAAAAAGATAGTGGTCAGGGTAGGATTCGAACCTACTGGTCTACCATACTGACCTAATTTAAATGTATAATTGAATCCCTAAACTCCAATATATGGGGAGCAAATATGATTTCAATCGGGTTAATTAACTGGATCATCTTATCTTTCTTCATAACAACACCTCCATTAAAATGAATTTAACCATACTAACTGCAATCGCCAAACCTAAAATAAACAAAAACTCCATATTTCTTAATTTAATTATACCTCAATATACGAATTAACCTTAACACCTGGTATTCCAAGGTAGCTTAAGCAGCTACCTCATCAGTTACTACTACTTTACTAGGTCGTCCTCTTTTTACTAAACCTAACTCTCTTTTCATATTAAGTTCATTCAAACGTTTTTGTCTTTCACTATTTGGGTTTA